TGTTATCTTTAGCTTTGCCATTATTACTCCTTAGTTAGAATGCCACCGATGGGGACACTGTTACTGCGGAGTTTATAGTAAATGTTACAGATGAGGTAGCAATCTCAGCCACGCCGCCTTGACCCACTGGGGTTAGGTTATTTACCAAGATTGAGAATTGGTAGGTTGGATTAGCTGCTGATACTGCTGTGCCTTTAACGGTAATCATTGAAACAGAAATAGTCTGTCCAAATGCATCGTTAAGTGTTTGCATAACTTGGCTTGCTGCCCAGTCATTGATAAAGTCAAGTGTTAAGGTGCCAGATTGTAGGCCAGCCACAAACCTGTGGGCTGTGTCGCCCATAGCTGTAACTTCTAGTTCATCCGCTACCTGGTTAATTACTGCATTAGTTACATATGCAGAAATGTCAATAGAAGGTGTTGTCTTGGCTGCTGCTGTTGCCAACTTAACACCAACATTGTTATTTAAATAGATTGCCATTGTTATTCCTCATCTTTCTTTGTTTGTGCAGTTGGTTTTGGTGCTTCTTTGATCTGGCCTGTCTTAATTAAGAAGGCTAAGTCTTCTGCTTGTGTGCTCATTTTAACTCCAGCTCGTTAGGATTGATACGGTTATTTCTGATGTTAATAAATCTCCACTAGCTGCGTTTGTTATAGCTGGAGCGGAGACACTTGATATGTTGAGCACCAAAGATGATGCTGCTAGTTTGTTTACAACTGCCACAATAAAATCTTCCATACCGGCTAAATTGCCTTGATTATCAAATGCCGGTGCAGTTATTAAAACCTTAAAATTGGCTAACGGTGCTAGGCCTACTTGATCGTTATTGCTTGGCACAATATATGGATCTGAAGGCGTGATAACCACGCTGTTTACTAATAATGTGGCTGGTGGATAAGAAAAAGTAGACCACACGCCAGCGTTTGCTAAATCTGTGGCCAGTGTGCCTCGTAGGGTGGTTATTGCGGCTGGCATTAGCCGACCAGTGAGTTAGGATTTGAATACGGCTGGATGAGACCACGCACCCTGTTTATCAGCTGGTATCCCATTCTGTAAGGACTTGCACTGATCCCATCCATGCCTACCCCACCAGTCTGGCTTACTTGACGTGATTGCCAGATGTCTACAGCTACGATCATCGCAGCCTCTCTTATGGCAGGGGTCGCAGTGTAAGCCTGTGATTTATGCTCTGGGCCAAGGGCTCGGCCGTATGGTTTTACAAAATGAAATGGATCGTTTGCAGCTGTCTTTGCATATTGAATAATGCTGTAACCGTTAGGATTTGAACTAAATGCGTATGTGCTCCAAAATGCTGTACCAATAGATGCTGGCACTGTAGTACCTGGGAATGATCCGGTTAATGTGTAGGTGCCATTATATGTTGCACCAGAATCGCTAATTGTAATTTCTTGACCTGTAACAAATATGCCAGGGTTTGCTAAAACTATGCTTGCTACGTTATTGCTAATAGATGTGCCTACTACTGGGGCATCATTATGCCAAAGATATTTAGAAATTAGATCTTCTGCCGATTGACAGCACTCTTCCACGGTAGCGTCACTGTATAAACTACCTATGCCTAAATTACTTCGTAATTCAGCTTTAGTTACCATTGTGGCTGGCATGCTGTCCTCTCTTAAAAAGCTCCCCTGGGGCTAGGGCTACTAAACCCCAGAGGATTATTAAAGTATTGCTATTACTACGCTGTCATGTTGTAGCGTTGTAGACCACCAGACACAAGTGTCTTGGTTGCCAAGTATCCGTACAGCATCAATTCGATCTCGCCTGATGTTGGTACGTTTGTTGAAAGTCTTAATACTGGACTCTCGTAAATTGCGATTGCTGATGGCACGATAATAAATGCTGAATCATCAATAGTTGTAGATACCATGTTGGCATCAACATATAGATCTAATCCAAGCACATTACCACGGATTGATGTTGGTGATGAAGTACCGCCAGCATTCATTGGGTTTTGTGATGTGAAGATTGGACGATCAGTTGTATCTTTTGCACCGATCAATAGAGACCATTGTGAAGTACCAGCAACATATGCACTTGCTAGTTCACCGGTTGCTGCGTATGCAGCTGGGCCAGCTTGTGCAATAAATGCCTGGATTCCAAGGTAGGTAGTAGCTTGTGATGTTGCAAGTGTTCCACCAGCTACGATTTCAGCAATAACTGCTGCATCGGTTGCTTTGTTGTAAGCACGTGTCATGTTGTCAAGCATTGCTTGGAAGAATGCAGGGTTTTCGCTTGACCGCTCTAACAATTCTACTGAGTAGCGTTGTAATCCAGCGTATTTCTTAACAGTTGCATTTACGTATGAAGATACGATACCTGTCTCAGATGGTGCTCCACCTTCTGCAGTTTCTGCAACAGTACCTGAAGTTGTAATTTTTGGATGTGAGATAGTCATACCTGAGTTAGGAATAACTTTTGCTCCGCCACATGCCTCAATAGTTGGACGTGATCCGATAAGAGTATCTACAACAGTTGTTGCATAAGATACTGGTGAGAATGCTGGGTTTGTTGAAAATGAATCATCGGCTGCAGTTACTTTTAGAGCCTTTGCATCTTCGCCTCTTACCCATAGACCAGCTTCGTGATCTCCTAATTGTGCTTTAACTGCATATTGCAGATACTTAGCTTGTGAATTGATTGGCGTACGTGGCTCAGCATAGATAGCAGCACTAATTGTTGGACGTGCGGCTTCTACTGGAGCAACCTCTGCCGGTGTAACAGTTGGCTCTGGAGTTGTATCCAAGATAGCCTCACTTTCCGTAGTAGTTGGTGTTGCATCTGCTTCGCTTTCGCTTGCAGCAACTTTAGTTACATTTGCCTCAGCAAATGCTGGTGTTTCTACCAGGCTAACTTCTTTTAAGCTTGCCTTGGTTACATATAGATAATCTTTCATCTGCTTAGATCCAGTTACTTCAACGCCTACAGATAGGCCGTCAATTAACTGCTCGCTTGCAAGTGTTAAAGCATCCTGACCTTGCATAGATGCGCTGATCTTAAAGGATGCGTAAATGCCATCTTCGGCTTTATTAAACTTTTGCATACGGCCAATAGGCTTATCGTTTTTGTGTTGCATAAGCATCTTAATCTTTCCAGGATCACCAATATCTATAGAATCTTTGGCAAATACGACTGGGCCTGCTGAGGTAAATCCTACTTTTTCGTATGGCACAATTTTGCCAGCGATGATTCTGCGTTCGCTGTCAGAACTTTCAATTGCGCTACTAAAATTAAGAAACATTATAGCTCTCATTTCCGTTAGGCGACATATCTTCCATTTCTTTAGCTTGCTCTACGTCTATTAGACCTAAAGCCAACATCTTCTCTATTGCTTCTAACCGCTTCATTGTGTCAGCGCGTAAAAATGATTCTTCAATATTAAACCTGACTACGTTGCCCCTGGTGGTAATATCATCCATGGATAGGCGATCTTCAATAGCACAGATAAATGGCTGTAGAGAGTAAGCTACGAACTCTTTACGGCCATCAATAATATTCTGGTAGGTCATGCTGTTATTCATATCAGCACTAATGTAATAAGCAGGAACGTTCATAGCACGTGCAACTTGTGTTGCTAAATATTGTGATGCTTCGTTATACATCATATCTTTAGGGCTAAATCCGACAGTTTCATAAGATAGTGTGCTGGTTAGATATGCAGTCGATCTAGATTGACGTGCTGCTTTCCAAGCTGCTAATAATCCTTGTACTTGGGATTCTGGCATATCTGCGCCAGTGTTTTTTAAGAATCCTGTTGCCATTGGTGTTTGCGCTGCTACAGCTGCGGCTTTTTCTAAATCTAATGCCGCTTGAATTGTGCGGCCTGCCGTTTGCAATACGCCTTGAGTTAATCCTTGGAATGTAACTAATGATCCAGGGCCAACCATTGGTACTTTTTCACCATCAACGGTGTAATACAAAACTTCAGTACCTTTAGCATTCAATTGCGCATTAACTCTTAAATTGCTTACCCATTCAAAACGTGATGGGCGTAAATCATCTGCATAAACTTCAGTTACACGCCAATAAGCGACACCGTAGAATATTAACGAATCCACGGTGGCACTTATCGTGACGGATCTAGGCTGACGGATGTCCGGCTGCTCTAACCATACAGGAGAACCTAATTCTTCTCCAGTAGATTTTTTGTAAAGTTCTAAAGGTAAATAACTAATTACGCCAGCAACTAAATTACGGCATCTTGCAACAGCTGGTACTTGCATAGCCAAGGCTCGATCTAGTGGGCCATATCCAAAAGCATTTCCAACGCCACCATAGGTGTAGCCATCATTCATAACGGCAGGGGCGTATTGCGCTTGTACGGTTTTGTTATTATTTGTAATACCCAAAGCAGACAATAAACCCATATAGGTATTATATACCATAAATCGGACTATTGGTGCAAATTAGACAAAGATTTGTGCGGTTTGTTGTGGTTTTGTTAATTGACTAACCACCATAGCAAGTGATATAGCGGCAGTAACATCTCCAGCGGATTTACGCCTAATTATGCGCCAACCAGCATCATTTGTTTTAGCTGCGCAATTATTTAGGTGCTGTACTAGCTCTGCTTGGCCTGAATGGACCACACGGCTATTAGCCAAGCCATCGGCAAGGTCTGAGCACGCCTGGTAGAACGCCTGGCCTGATACATCGACCATACGCCATCCACTTTGCTCTAATCTTGTGGCAATAGTTTGTGTGGCATATTTGTCATAAC